GCCGCCGCCCCGGGCCCCCCCCCCGGGCCGGGGGCGGAGGCAGAACATGGCGGTCCAGTCCCCGGACGGAGACACCCGGCCGGCGAAGATGTCGATGCTCGACTGCGCGCTCGAGTATTTGCAGCTCGGCTATTCGGTCTTTCCGGTCTGCTCGCCGGCCATGCGACAGCACAGGCACGGCACCGGCGCCTGTACCTCGGTCGGCAAACGCGCGCTCGTCCGCTGGGAGCCATTCCAGTCTCGGCTGCCGACAGCCGAGGAGGTCCGCGAGTGGTGGTCGCGCTGGCCGGTGGCCAATATCGGCATGGCGACCGGCCAGCTCTCCGGCGTCGTCGTGCTGGACGCGGATAGCAGCGACGCGAAGAAGCTCGCGATGAGCGCTGGCGGCCTCGACAAGACGCCGGCGGTCTTTACCGGCAAGCCGGGCGGCATGCACTTCTGGCTCGCCTGGCCCGGGCACGACGTCAGTAATTTCGCACGGAAGCGGCCGGGACTCGACTTCCGTGGAGACGGCGGGTACGTCCTGGTGCCGCCGTCCCTCCACATATCCGGCGCGCGCTACCGCTGGGTGGACGGCACGGCCGGGCTGACGCCAGCGCCGGTGCCGGACTGGCTACTCGCGCTGTTGCGCGGAGACGGTGAGCCGTCGGCGGACGGCGGCGAGCCGGCGGCGGAGCGGTTCGATCTGGAGATGGCCGTCACCGGCGTGCCGGAAGGCCAGCGCGATGACGCGCTGTGGCGACTTACGTGCAAACTCCGCGACGACGACGTGCCGCGCCAGTATGCGGAGGTGATCGTCCGCCAGGCCGCGCGGGCGTGCTCACCACCGTTCGACGAGGCCGTCGCGCTGGAGAAAGTCGAGCGCGCATGGCGGACGTACGCGCCTGCGCCACGCTTTGCGCCGTCCGGATCGTTCAGCACCACCGCCGAGAGCGTGGTGGTGCAGGGCGAATATGCCGTCCAGACCGTCTCGGAACTGGTCAACCGCCAGGACGACGCCGTGCCGCACCTGGTTGACGGCATCCTTTGGTCCGGGCGGACGACGTGGATCTTCAGCGATCCGAACGCCGGGAAGACGTTGTTCACGATCGCGCTGCTGATGCACATCGCCGCCGGCCGCCCGTTTTGCGGCCGGGCCGTCGAGGCCGGGACGGTGCTGATGATCGAAGAAGACTCGCCGCTGTCGGTAACGGCGGAGTACGTCGAGCTGCTCGCGGAGATCTACGACTTCGACCTTGAGACGCTGCCGTTCTGGATCAACCGCGACCAGGGCCTCCGCATCGTCGATGCGGATGGCGTCAGGCTGGTCATGGACGCGATCAACTCGTGTCCGCAGCGGCCGGCCGTGGTCGTATTCGACGCGTGCGAGCGACTGGTACCGAGCGACCGGTTCACCACAAAGGAGCTGGATCCACTAACGCAACTCTTCCAGTGGTGCACCGGCCACGGCGTCACGCCGGTGATGATCGACCACACGACCAAGGCCCAGCCGCACGACGGCGAGGCGACGATCGCGCCGATGGACCGGCTCTACGGCGCGCGCGCGAAGAGCGCGATCTCTGACGTGATGCTCTACATGTCCGGATCGCTCAAAGCCGGCGGCGCTCGGGTGTCGGTCGTGAAGTTCAGAGGCGATCCGCCGGCGGCATTCACGGTCGAGTTCGACCCGCGCGACGGATTTCGGCTGCGCGGAGAGAAGGTCCAGTCGAGGTCGCCGGCCGAGCAGGACGTGATGCGTTTCTTCGACGACTCACCGCCGGACTGGTACCGGTGCGTCGAGGTCGAGGAGGCGACCGGACGCAAGCGACGGACCGTCCAGCGCGCGCTGTCCGCGATGGTCGCGCGCGGCTGGCTGCTGTCCGAAGGCGACGGCTTCGAGCGCCGCTATCGCAGAAATCCGGCCGTCCCAAGGCTCTTCGGTTGAGCGCGACACTTTCAATTTGCAAGTCACTGCGCCATGCCGAGCAGGCCAATTTGGCGCAGTGCAGACGGGGGCTCTACCAGATAGAAAATGGCCTCCCCCTGCGCCACACTGCGCCACATCCACGTGGCGCAGTGTTTACTGCGCCACACTGCGCCACATCACCAAAAATCACTGCGCCATTTGACAGAAGCCCTGCGCCACACTGCGCCACGCCCCCCCCTTCCCCCCCCCCCTAAAGGGGGGGGGAAGGGGGGGTCTGCGCCACTTTTTTGACTGGAGCCACGACGATGAGTGAAGCCCCCCCGCCTGGCCATCTCTCCGTCTCATCGGTCCTGACTTATGCGCGCTGCCCGCTGGCATGGCGGCGGCGGTACGTCGAGCGCCAGGCCGAGCCGTCGTCGCCGGCGATGTCGTTCGGCAAAGCGTTCGCGCTGGCGCTGGAGGCGTATCATCGCGGCGGCGACGCCGAGACGGTCTTCGCCCGGGCGCACGCCGAGGCCGGCAATGCCGCGCCGGGCGCCGAGCACGGCCTCCGCCTGCTCGACCTGTACCGCTCGCGCTTCGACCTGGCCGGCGAGCCCGAGCGCCGGTTCTCGCTGTACCTGCCGGCCCGCGATCGCGTGCCGGTGCCGATCGTCGGCTTCATCGATCTGGAGTGCGAGTCGGAAGTCGTGGAGTTCAAGACCAGCCGCAATCGGTGGACGCAGGCCCGGGCCGACGAGGCGTACCAGGCGGCTGTGTACGCCTGGGCGTTCCAGCAGCGGCACGGCCGGCGGCCGGACCACGTGCGCTACCTGGTCTTCAGCACCCGCGCGGTCGAGGTGCAGGAGATCGTCACGCATCCCGGCGGCGACGACCTCCGGCTCTTCGAGCTGGCAGCCATCGCGGCCTGGCGCGGCATCGTCAGCCGGCAGTTCGCCGGCTGCGGCAGGTGCGACGTCTGCAAACAGAGCCGGCCAGACACACGGCGGCCGGGTGAGGTGTTCTCGTGGTGACGCGACAGATACGACCGCCGGACCCGGCCTTCGCCGGCGGCATACCACCGCGCACCGGCCAGTACTCCAGCGCCGAGGCCGTGCGGCTGCTGGCGCATTGTTTCTTCCGCGACGCCTGGACGGCGCTCGACCTGACGTTCGCGGCCGGCAACTTCTGGCGGCTCGGCCTGCCGCCCGGCCTCATGCTCACGTCGAACAACATCGACCAGTCCGCGCAGACGGACCTGCACCTCGACTTCACCTCGACCGGCCTGCCGGACGAGTCGTTCGATCTGGTCGTCTACGATCCGCCGCATCTCGCTGATCTCGGCGAGAAGGCGTTCATGAGACGTCGATACGGCACGGTGAAGAACGATGATTTCCGCGCGACGATCGAGGATGGCGCGCGCGAGGCGTGGCGGATCGCGCGCGTCGGCGTCATCGTCAAGGTCGTGGACGGTCCGCATCGCTGGCGATACCAGCAGCTCTCGCGCTGGATCGAGCGCGTGATTCCGCTGCCGCCGGTCTTCGAGATGCACACCATCGGCCGGCCGTCGCCGCGACCGGCCGGGGAGGTCGGGCGCGTGCCGCGCGGCAACGACGCGACCTGGCTGGCGTTCCGCCGCGACGGCCTCGATGGCCGGTATCCGGACTTCGTCAAGCTCTACGAGCGCCAACTGACGGCCGAGAGGAGGTCCGCCGATGACGGCCAGGCTCGGTAAGTCAGCGCTGCGGGAGGCCGGTGTGCAGTCGGAGTTGGAGCTGCTGCTCCTGAACCGGCTCGACGAGGCCGGCCTGCCTCGGCCGGAAACGCAGCAGCGCATCATCCCTGGCCGGCGGTTCGCGTTCGACGCGGTCTACCGCACCGAGCGGCTGGCGATCGAGGTGCAGGGCGGCATCTGGACCGCCGGCGCGCACAGCCGGGGGAGCGGCGTCTCGCGCGACGCCGAGAAGCTCAGCCTCGCTGCGGCGCACGGCTGGCGCGTGATCGCCGTCACGCGCCAGCAGATCGAGGACGGCCGCGCCGTCCGCTGGATCGCCGCCGCTCTCGCCTGGCCGGCCTCGACGACGGCGACGGCGCCGGCGGTCGATAGCGTGAAAACGCCTGAGAGCCCCGTAGAAGGCCATAGAGCCACGAAACCGTGCTAAGCCGACAAATGAGTCGGCTCGGCGCGATCCCGTGGCTCTACGGCCCGCTACGGGGCTCTCAGACAGAGAACCGCCCCGGCGCGGGCCGGGGCGGTTCGGGTGGGTGAGGATTAGAAGCAGGAGCAGCGGTCGGTGTGCTCGCCGAGCTGGCACCGGTTCACGAACCGGCGCGCCTTGCTGATCGGCAGGACGGTCAGGTTGCGGAGCAGCGTCTGCGCGCAGATGTCAGTCGCCGGCCCGATCTCGTCGAGCGCGTCGCACTCGACGTCGAGCTTGTTCGTCCCGGTGGCGAAGACCGCCCAGCCAGCCTGCGGGTTCGTGGTGCTGATCGCGACGTACGTGGCCATTTCGGCTCCTCCTCGTTCGATCAGAGTTCCTCTCTGATCTACGTCTATTCTATACCATGAGCATGGCGCCGTCAAGGGGTTTTCGAGGAATTTTTCGGAATTCGTCGGAATTCGGCCGGGCTTGGATGTGCTGCACCGCCGGCCCGGCGTGTATCTGCTGGCCGGCGCCGGCGGTGGGTCGCGATCAGGCCGGGCCGGCGGTGCAGATCTCAACGCTGCTGCACGAGACCGCGTGCGTGCAGCCGAGCAGGCGCCAGCCGGCGCCGGTCAGGTCGGGCGCCAGCTGGCCGTCATCGCGACGATCGAGCACGGCCAGCTCGTCGTCCAGCACGCGGCGGATCGTCAGCTGCTCGGCCGGCGGCAGGTCAGCCATCGCGCTGACGAGCGTGTAGACCGCCCGGCGCGCGACGGCCGCCGGGCTGCGGCGCGCCGCCTCGCGGGCGGCGTTCTCTGCAGCGATGCGGTTGAACATCTCGAATGTCGATACGGCGTCCACGTCAGTCCTCCATGAACGATGAAGGCCGGCCCTCACCGGGCCGGCCTGGGGCGGGTCCGGGCCGGCTACTCGCCGGCCCGGACGGTGAAGTACTGGCGAGCAGCGTCGGTGCGCTGCTGCCACTCGCGGTCGCTTGCGCACCGCGAACACATGCCGTCCTGCCCGTCGGCGAGGTCGCCGCACGGGCAGGCGGCGAACAGGTCGTCGTAGGTCGCGCGCGGCTTCGGTGCGGCGGCGCTGGCCTGCTCGGCCAGCTCGTCTTCGAGCGCAGCAAGCTCGACGGCGAGCATGTGGCTGCAGCGGCGGCCGCCACTCTGGTAGAACTTGCAGAGGCACCCGCGCGCGTCCGCGCGGACGGTGTAGATCCGGCCGCTGGTGCCGGACACAAGGACAACATAGCGGACGCCGCTGATCCGGACGTCGATCCACTCGGATCGACGCGCCAGGTGGAGCGCGGCGGCTTCCCACTGGCCGGGGAGCGGAGCGGGCTGCTGCTTCGTGGCCATCTCGTTCCTCCCGTTCGATCAGACTTCCTGTCTGATCTACGTCTATTCTATACCATGAGCATGGCGCCGTCAAGGGGTTTTCGAGGAATTTGTTGGAATTCTTCGGAATTCGGTCGGGCGCTGATGTCGAGAATGGCTGCACGCTCGACCGCCGTCAGCAAGGCCGGCGGTCGCAATATCTCCGCATGAGTCGTGTACACTTGACGTGCAACCACGTCAGCAGCGGAGGAGCGCTCGCATGGCAGGACTGAATGCTCGTCAACAGCGTTTCGTTGACGAGTATCTTGTCGATCTGAATGCGGCGCAGGCGGCGATTCGCGCTGGTTATACGCATCATTATGCGTATCACGCCGCATGGAAGCTTTTAGAGAATCGTAAAGTTGCTGATGCGGTTGCTAAAGCGAAGGCGGAACGCGCGGCGCGTACGCAGATCATGCAAGACCGCGTGCTGAAGGAGCTGGCGTCAATCGCGTTCGCGAAGCTCTCCGACTTCATGACATGGAGCGACGACCAGATCGTCGTGAAACCGTCTTCCAGCTTGACTGACGAGCAGGCCGCGGCCGTCGCACGCGTCGGCAAGCGCTCGATCAAGCTGCACGACAAGATCGCAGCATTGAAGCTGCTCGGCATGCACCTCGGCATGTACTCAGAAAACCGCAACGTCACGCTGAATCTCAGTCGTGAAGCGGAGCAGATCGCCGATGAGCTCGGCATTCCGGTCGAGCAGGTGTACCGCGAGACCGGCGTCGATCCGAAGTGACGACGATGGCGACGACGCTCAGCCGCGATCAATGGAAACTGAGAGCGTATCGTCTACGTAAACGGTACGAGCGTCGTGCAGATCCGCCGACCACGGTGCTGACCTGGTCGGAGCAGTACCGTCGCATCGATAGCCAGCCGTTCTCGCTCTCGCGATTTGAGCCGCTCCGTGCGCTCTATCTCGACGATCATCCGCATATCGTCGTCATCAAGCCGGCGCAGCGCGGCGCGTCAGAATGGGCCATCAATTACGCCGCGTTCGCGCTCGATCGCGGCGCGGAGATCTGGACCGCCGGCGCAAAGGATGGCCTGAACGTTGCGTACGTCTTTCCGACCAGAGAGGCGCTCGGCGATTTCTCGAAGGAGCGCATCAGCGGTCTGGTGCACGAATCTCAGTATCTTGCCGGTCTGTTCAGCGGCGATGACGACTTCAATGCCGTGACGTTCAAGCAGATCGGTCGCTCGTATCTGTACCTGCGCGGCGGATGGTCGGAATCTGCGCTGCTCTCGTTCTCGGCTGACGTGTTGATTCTCGACGAATTCGACCGCATGGACGCGAAGGCGGTTGCGCTCGCGCGCCGGCGACTGAACGCCAGCATGGTCCGCCGCGAGCTAGACATCTCAACGCCGACGGTCCCCGGGCGCGGCATTCACGCGCAGTATCTCCAGTCGGATCGCAGAGTGTACGAGCAGGACTGCGCGCAATGCGGCACGTACGTCAGCTTCGACTTCTTCCGTGACGTTCGCGTGGACGGCCGCGAGTACGATGAGTGGCGGCGGTGGCCGGCGGAGCTGATCCGCGCATCAGCCGTGACGCTACACTGTCCGGCCTGCCGGTCGGCGTGGAGCGACGCGGATCGGTGCAAACCCGGCCGCTGGCGCGCGGAGAATCCGGACGTGAGCGGCCTGCGCGGATACTGGATTCCGTGGTGGCCGTTCCCGATCTGCGACCTGGTGCTGCTCGCCGTGACGGCCGTCAGTCAAGATCCGTCAGAGTTGGAGGAACTATATCGTTCGGATCTCGGCCTGCCATATGAGACGGCCGGCGCGCGGATCACGCACGAGCAGCTCGCAGCGCTCAGCCACCAGCTGGCCGGCGGGCTCCTGCCGGATCTGGCGTGGAAGAACGTCACGATGGGCGTCGATGTCGGCAGTCGGTTCCACTATCGTGTCTCTGGAGATGGCGAAGATAATCAGCGATATATACTGGCAATGGGTAGCGTCGCGTCGTGGGACGATGTTGACGCGTTGATGGAGATGTATCATGTGCGGCTCTGCGTGGTAGATGCGATGCCGGAAATGCATGGCGCTCGGCAGTTCGCAGATCGCCACTGTGGCCGAGTGTTGACGGCGACGTATCCGACCGCGAATGCGCTGCGTGGCGTCATGTTCTCGCCGGCGGAGAGCGCAAAGGCATTGGCGGACGGTCGCGTGCAGATCAACCGGACAATGGCGATGGACGCGGTCTATTCAGCCGTCGCTACGGCCGCCGAGCGGTGGCCGGCATCGATTCACAACGATCAGGAAGTTGTCGAGCACATGACGGCACCGGTGCGGGTAACGACGCAGGATGCGACCGGTCAGCCGAAGGCCGAGTGGATTCACACGAAGCCAGATCATCTCTATCATGCGTCGGTGTACGATACTGTCGCGCGGCGGCTGCTGCCGGCTGAATCTGCTGTTGTGACCGGCTTCGTCAGCATCACTCGCCCGACCATCTGGAGGTGATCGTGAGTCTGATCGACGCGATCAAGCGGTATCTCGATCCGCCGGCGCGCTCGGTCGCCGCCGAGCCGGTGCGGGCCGGCATGCTGGAATCTCTCGGCGTGACCGGCCTCCAGCGCCACGGCGGCGTGATCTACGAAGAGCCGCTCCGCGAGCTGGCTGGCCGGCGCTGGGTCGATGCCGTGCGCGACATGATGTACAACGACGCGACCGTCGGCGCAATACTCTTCTCGATCGAGATGCTGATCCGTCAGGTCCAGTGGTCGGTCGAGCCGGTGTCGGCGGTCGCGGAGGATATCGAAGCTGCGGACTTCGTTGACGAATGTCTGCACGATATGGAGGACAGCTGGGAGGACACGCTCTCCTCGATATTGTCGATGCTGCCGTGGGGCTGGTCGCTCCACGAGATCGTCTATAAGCGCCGCCCCGATGGTCGGATCGGCTGGAGCGGGTGGCCGATTCGCGCGCAGGACACGCTCTATGAGTGGCAGTTCGACGAGTCCGGCCGCGTCATGGCGATGGTGCAGCAGGCGCCGCCGGACTTCGATCTCCGCGTGATTCCGCTCGACCGCGCGATGCTGTTCCGCACCACCGCCGCGCGCGGAAATCCGGAAGGCTTCTCGATGCTACGCCGTGCGTGGCGCGCGTGGAACGCGAAGCGTCGCATCGAGAATCTCGAAGGCATCGGCATCGAGCGCGACCTGGCCGGCCTGCCGGTGATCGGCGTGCCGCCGGAGATCATGACGGATGGCAACGCGCTCTTCGCTGAAGCGAAGAATATCGTCACGAACATCCGGAACGACGAACAGGCCGGTGTCGTCATGCCGCTCGCCTATGGAGCGGCCGGGACTGGCGCCGAAGGCAAGCCGCTCTATGAATTGAAGTTGCTCTCGACCGGCGGCGCGCGTCAGTTCGACACGAGCGCAGTCATCACGCGCTACAAGACTGACATCGCGATGAGCGTGTTGATGGATTTCCTGATGATCGGCCACGAGGAGACCGGCAGCTGGTCGCTCGCATCGTCGAAGACCAGGATCGCCGCGACGGCGCTCGGTGGCTGGTGCAAGTCGATTGCTGCGATACCGAATCGCAAAGCGATACCGGATCTGCTGACGTTAAACGGTATGCGCGGCTCGTGCAGACTCGTGCACGGCGACATCGAGACGCCGGATCTCGGCGTGCTCGGCGACTTCATCGACAAGCTCGCAAAGGCCGGGATGCCGCTCTTCCCCGATGCTGTGCTCGAAGACCGCCTGCGCAGTTACGCCGGCCTGCCGCCGGTGCCGGACGACCGCGAGGCGATGAGCTGATATGGTGTTGGCGTTTCTGGCACCAGATCGCTCGCGACGGTTCGCTCAACCTGGCGGCCGGGCGGACGACCTGGCCAGCGCCGTACAGGTCGAGGAGGCGAAGCTGCAGCGCGCGTTCCTGGCGGCGGTCTCTGACATGCGCCGGCTCTTCGACGCCGCCGGCGCCGGCGCCGGCGTCAGCGACGTGCTGATCGCTGACGTGGTTCGCGAGTTTGAGCGCGCGTTCTCCGACAGCGCGATCGAGCCGCTGGCTGCGGCGTTCGTACACGGGGCCGAGTACGGCCAGGCCCGGCTGGCGGTGGCCGGCGCCGGGTTCGCGTTCGGGCTGGTCAACGAGCGCGCCGTCGAGTGGGCCAGCGTGCACGGTACGGCCATGTTCCCGGAGATCGCCGACGAGACCAGGAGCGCCATCCGGACCATCGTCGCGCGGGCGCTCCGCGACGGCCGCATGCCGGCGGAGGTCACTGGCGAGATCCGCAATCTGCTCGGCCTGGACGAGCGCGAGGCCGGCGCGGTGGATCGTCTCCGCAGAAGGCTGATCGGGGACGGGCGCACGGCGGAGCAGATCGAGCGCATCACCACGCGCTACGCGAATCGCTTGCTCCGCTACCGTGCCGAGACGATTGCGCGGACCGAGGTCCTGTCAGCAGCAAATCGCGGGCAGGAGGCGCTGTGGGCGGAGGCGGTCCGGCAAGGCCTGCTGACTGAGAGCGCGTGGGAGCGGATGTGGCTTATCGCGCGAGATGAGCGCGCATGCAAGCTGTGCCGGCCACTCGATAAAGCGCGCGCTCCGATGATCGGCGGGACCTTCCCGGGCGGGATCGGCGGACCGCCGCGACACACGCGCTGCAGGTGCACGACCGGCCTGGTCGAGAAGTGAGCGGTCCGGTGAGCGTGACGGCGCGCGTGCTCCAGGCGATCAGCGACGAACTGGCCGGCCGGAATCTCGAAGACTACGCCGGCGGAGTGGTGCAGATCATCGTGAAGCTCGACGCGGCCGGCTGTCCCCGGCGCATCGCCATCCGCACCGAGATCGAACGAGACGTCGAACGCCGGCGGCCATCCGCGACGGGATTCATGGAGTTGACCGGCGCGACTTGAGTACGCTACAGTAGCCGGCAGAAGATGCGTATCATATCGCTCTCCGCATGAGTCAAGTAGTGCGGCCTCTCCGAAGAGATCGGAGTGGCCGCGATTTTGTATCCAGGTGCGCACATGGACGATCAGCGACCGGACGAAGAAGAGGCGAACGTCTTCTTACTGCCGCAGACTGACGAGCGCGTTCAGTACCGCATGGCCGGCGAATCCGACGGTCAATCGTGCATGACATGCCGATTCTATTTGTACGGACGATGCTCGATTGTCGAAGGCACTATCGAAGCGCCATACGTGTGCAATCTCTGGCTCGGCCAGCCGGTCATCTGGATGTCGGCGCAGGATGGCCGGCGCCGGCTCTTCAAGGAGATCCGGTTCGCAGAGCCGCCGGAATGGCTGCCGCTTTTGCCGAAGCCAGGTCGGTACAACCATCCAACGTATGGCGTGCTCGATCTCACGCGTGAACGTCTGGCCGGATTCGCCGCGAGCATCAATCAGCAGATTTATCTGCCGAGGATCGCGGTCAACGCCGAGCACGAGAATGACGCGCAGGGTGCGCTCGGCTGGATCGTCGAAGCGCGGCAGAACGAGGACGGCAGTGTCGATGCGCGCGTCGAGTGGACGGATCGCGGCAATGAAGCGATCCGAGCCGACAGGTTCGCGTACGTCTCGCCGGAGTGGATGGACGTCTGGCAGGACGCGCTCGGCGTCCGCCACGAGAATGTTGTTGTCGGCGCGGCGTTGACCGTCAAGCCGTTCTTCAAAAGTCCGCAGCTTCGTCCGCTCGCCGCGACGGACGTGCTCGGAGATCCGACAGCGCCGGCCAGAGCCGGCACCATCATCGAGGAGGTCACGATGAGTGACGCCACCAGGACGAGCGCGGATGTCCAGTCGCCGGACATCAAGACGCTCAGCGAGCGTATCGCCGCCGTCGAGGCGGAGCTGATCGCCACAAAGGCGGCGAAGGAGTCGAGCGAGGCTGCGCTCAAAGCCGCGACTGACACGATCGCGGCGATGCAGCGCGACGCTCGACGACGGCGCTTCACCGACGAGGTGCTCGGCAAGAGCGCAGAGAACGGGGCCATGTGGGCCGGCGAGGTCGAGAAGAACGTCGTCGTGCTGGAGACGCTGGCTGATGCGGTCGGCGAGGACAGCGCGACGTTCCGAGACTTCGTCGCCCAGCAGCGCGCGACGGCCGCTCAGCTCGCGAAGTCCGGTCTGTTCTCCGAGATCGGCTCCGGCCAGAGCGTCGGCCTGGCCGGCACGTCTGCCTGGAGCCGCATCGAGGCCGAGGCTCGAAAGATCGCGGCTGACGAGAAGGTGAGCTTCGAGCAAGCGACCGACCTGGTGCTGCAGCGCAATCCGGAGCTCTACATCGAGTACCGCAACGAAATGCGAAAGGGAGCTTGACGATGGCTATCGAGCTGCCAGGGTTCAGCATCACGCTAACTGCCGGCCAGGACCTGTCGTCCGCACAGTTCAGGTTCGTGAAGCTGTCTGCGGACAACACCGTCGTGCAGTGCACCGCGACGACCGACAATCCGATCGGCGTTCTTCAGAACAAGCCGGGGTCGCTGGGTGCGGCTGAGGTCATGACGATGGGCCTCACCAAGCTCGTGGCCGGCGGCTCGCTCGGGTACGGCGTGATGGTCGGCACCGACGCGGCCGGCAAGGGCACGGCCGTCGTGTCGGGTGCAAGCGGTACGGTCGCATATCCGAAAGGCCAGGTCGTCATCGGCAATACGGCTGCAAACGGCATCGTCACGGTCCTTCTCGGCGTGCCGACGCAGCGCGCGTTCTAGGCGAGGAGTGAGAGATGCCGCAGCCAACTGTGAGCGATATCCATATCGACCGTCCGCTGACGAACGTCAGTCTGGCGTACATCCAGTCCGCGACGGACTTCATCGCGACGCAGTTCGCGCCGATCATTCCGGTCGACCGGAAGACCGACACGTACTTCACGTACACAAAGAATGACTGGTTCCGCGACGAGGCGAAGCCGCGAGCAGACGGCACGCAGTCCGCCGGCTCCGGGTACGGTCTCTCCACGGCGCAGTATTCCTGCGACGTGTTCGCGATCCATAAAGACATCGGCCCGCAGGCGATGGCGAACGCTGATCCTGGCATCAACCTCGAACGCGAAGCGGCGATGCTGGTGACGCAACGAATGCTGATCCGCCAGGAACGGCAGTGGGCGACCGACTGTTTTGGCGCCGGCATCTGGAGCACCGACGTCACGCCGTCGAATCTGTGGTCTGACTACGCGAACTCGGATCCGATCAACGACGTCGAAACCGGCAAGCGGACGGTGCTTGCGAACACCGGGTTCCTGCCGAACACGCTCGTTCTCGGCTACGACGTGTTCATCAAGCTGAAGAACCATCCGGACATCATCGACCGCATCAAGTACACCAGCGCCGAGACGGTCACGCTCGACGTGCTGGCGCGCTACTTCGACATCGACCGCGTGCTCGTCGCGAAGGCCGTCTACGCGACGAACATCGAAGGCGAGACTGCCGCGTACAGTTTCGTGCACGGTAAGCATGCGCTGCTTGCGCATGTGGCGCCGAACCCGGGGCTGCTGACGCCGAGCGCAGCGTACACGTTCGTCTGGCGCGGGGTCTCGATGGGGCTCGGCGCGAATGTGGCGATCACGCGTGAGGTGCTGCCGGGCACGCGTGGCGCCGTCCGCATCGAGGCCGAGGCAGCCTGGGACAACAAGATCGTCGCGCCGGACCTCGGCTACTTCTTCAACGCGGTAGTTGCTTGAGTCGCGGCGGCGCTCGCATGGCTCGTCGCGTGACCGGCCGGGCGACGCATATTGTCGCCCGGCCACTCGAAGCCGGCGGCCGGCTGCTCTCCACCGGCCAGGCGGTGGACGCGTCGGCATGGCGCAACACTGCCAGCCTCGAAGCGCAGCGGTATCTCGTGAGAATTCCGCCGGCCTCGCCGGCCAGTAGCGGCGGCCTCGACGACGATCGCACACTTCGATCTGATGCAGCAAGCGGAGACTGAGCGTGACCGCGACGTACAGCACGGCGTTGACATCCGCGAAGGACCAGGTGCGACTGCTGATCGGCGATACTGACATGACCGACGCGCTGCTCCAGGACGAGGAGATCGTCTGGCTGCTCGATCAGAACGGCAGCAACGTCAACGCGACGGCCGTGCAGGCGTGCGAGCTGCTCGCTGCGAAGTTCGCGCGCCTGGCCGACACACAGGTCGATGACGTGCGCGTCGCGCTGAGCCAGCGAGCGCGCGGCTACCACCAGCAGGCCGCGTCGCTCCGGGCAAGGATGGCTGTGACCGGGGCCGGCCTGTTCGCCGGCGGCATCAGCGTGAGCGCGAAGGACGCTGAAGAAGAAGACACCGATCGCGTGCCGCCGATCTTCACTCGCGACATGCACGTTGTCTCGTACGATCCGAGCCCGGGGAGTGGTAACTGATGGCCGGGCTGCTCGGATCGTTCGAGTTGACAGCGCTCCGCAACGCGGCCGAGGCGGCCATGCCGGGGACGGTCGTGATCTACCGCCGGACGCTGTCGAGCGACGGCGCCGGCGGCCAGAGCGGATCTGTCTCGGCGGTCGGCACCGTCAGCGCGCGTGTCATTTCAAGACACAGCGACCCGGTTGTCATGACGGCAGGCGGGCGCATTGAGGCGCGCGGCGACTGGTACATCTATGTGCCGGCCAGCACGGATATTCGCGGGCAGAGCGACTATCTGGTGCACCAGTCCGGCGGCACGTTCGACGTACTGTTCACCAGCAAGAATCGCTCGTATCCGGTTGAGATCAGAGCCGTCTGCATGGAGCGACGATGAGTTCGATGGATATCGCCGATATCTTGCAGATCGGGTTCGCGGCGCTGATGGCGCTGCTGATCTGGCGCGGGTACGAGCGGATCGTCAGCACGATGGTGCAGGTGGTGCAAGATAATACTGCCGCGCTCAGCGAGCTGAAGATGGTCATCACGGAACACACGCATATTACCGAGCGAATGAGAGTCACGGTCGAGACGCTTGACAAGCGCGTGTCCAGACTCGAACAGGCGGAGGCTGGCAGCAGATCATGAGTGACGAGCAGCTCCGCCGGCTGAATCTCTATTTGCTCGCCATCGCGGTCGGCGCGATCGTTGCCGGCGGCGGCGTGTTGCAGCACCAGCTCACCACGACCGGCGAGATCGACGCGGCCCCGATCCTGGCGGCGATGCTCGGAGCGCTCATCACTGGATTGAGCACCAGCGTCCTGCCGGCGTTGAAGATGAGCGCCGAGCAGGCGGCCTTGCCGGCGCCGGCTGACGACCAGGACGATGAGACGTATCCGGTACTCCACCGCGAGTGTGGCAGGACCGCGTTCATCGCGCTAAAGCCGCCGGTCATGCTTGCTGATCTCAAATCTAGCGACGCAAAACACATTGATGGCCGGCCGATGCAGGAGCACGCGCCGATTCGGTGCGACGCGTGCGGCGCGAGGCTGTTTGGTATTCAGGCCGCGCGCGGCCAGTGGATCGCGGTTTCCGAACCGCGCGGGCTAGGTGGGTGACATGATCGGCCGGGTGTCGGTTGTGGTCGTAGAGAACCGGTTGCCGGCGTATCGTGCTGATGTCGAGCGCAAGCTGGCGGCGCACGTCCGCGCGACGGCCGAGCGGATCTCGACAGACGCGAAGCAGCGCGCGCCGGTCAAGACCGGCAATCTCCGTGCGTCGATCACCGCGCAAATGACCGACCGGCTCTCGGCCACAGTCGGCACCGGCCCGCAGGCGCCATACGCCGAGCACGTTCATGAAGGCACGAGGCGGATGTCGCCGCGTCCATTCATGCGACAGGCCTCCGAGGCGGTTCGGTCGTACTGGGAAGCCGGTCTGAGGAGCATTTTCGGTGGCCGGTAGTGATGCGCAGCGGACCGGAAAGTGGCTGTACCAGAAGCTCAATGGTGACGCCACGCTGACGGGCCTCGGCCTGGCCGGCGTGTACCGTGGGAATGCGCCGCCGGGGTCGGCGTATCCGTTTGCGCGGATCACGCTGGAGACGATGACGGTCGCCGGCGGCAACGGCGGCATTCACGTTCTCTCGGTGATGCAGTGGCGGATCGTCGTGATCGACGCGACGTCGAGCACGCGGACCGGCCGGTCGTTCGACCAGCTGAGGCCAATCGCCGAGCGGATCATTACGCTGCTGGATGGCGCGGCCGATTTCACGTCAGATTTGTCGATTGCTGATGTTGTGCGCGTCGAGGAGATCGAGCGCGAATACAACGAAGATGGCATCGACTACCGCGAGGTCGGCATGATCTGGCGCGTGATCGCGCGGGCGGCAGACTGAGATGATCGATAAGCGCCGGGCTAGGCCGGCGGCGACGGCCGCCGGCCGAAGAGGGTTCCTCCCGCCCCTGCCCGGCGCTCCGCAGGGAGTGTGCGGGCGTTGGAGGTGCTCGGCATCATGAGAATCAACTGGTTCAGCAATGCGATGTTCGTCGGGTCCGGGTATGGTGTGCAGACGAAGCTCTTCGTTCCGCGCATCAAAGCGCTCGGCCACGACATCTCGATCACCGCATTTTATGGACTCGAAGGCGGCATCCTGGACTGGAACGGTATTCCGATTTATCCAAAAGGCCTGGCGGCCGGGATGCACGGTATCGATGTCTACGCGCTTGCCGCTCACGCTCGACATTACCGTGCAGATCTAGCGATCAGCCTCATGGACGTCTGGGTGATGCCGCCCGGCATCAGTCAGGAGATTCCGTACGCGCCATGGTTCCCGATCGACATGGAACCGGTGCCGCCACCAGTTGCCAGATCTTTGCAAGGGTGCCTGATGCCGCTGGTGTTCTCCCATTTCGCCGAACGAATGATGGATCAGGCCGGATTGCCGTACCGTTACATTCCGCACGGCGTTGACACGTCAGTGTATATGCCGAAACTGATGTACGAAGCGCGTGCGTCGACTGGCCTGCCGCAAGACGCGTTCATCATCGGAATTGTTGCCGCAAACAAAGGCATGCCGTGCCGGAAGGCGATCAAGCAGCAGATCGAGGCGTTCTCGAAGCTCCACGCGAAGCACAGCGATACGATGCTCTATCTGCATACGTTCCAGCGGCCTGGCGACGGCGAGAATCTCGTAGAACTGTGCGAGCAGCTCGGCCTGACCGACGGCTCGGTCATCTTCAGCGATCAGTACATGCTGTCGCTCGGATTCTCCGAGCAACAGATGTGCGATCTCTACAGCTCGTTCGACGTGCTATCGAATGTGTCGATGGGCGAGGGATTCGGCGTGACCATCCTCGAAGCGCAGGCATGCGGAACGCCGGTCATTGTCGGAGACTGGACCAGCATGAGTGAGCTGTGCTTTAGCGGCTGGACTGTCTCGAAGGATGATGCTGAGCGATGGCACACGCCGCTCGGTGCGTACCAGTGGTGGCCACGGATCGACGCGATCTACGAGCAGATGGAAGCGGCATATCAAGCGAAAGATCGACCGCAACGTAGCGTCATCGCGGTCGAAAAAGCACAGGAATACGATGCCGATCGCGTGACTGAGACGTACTGGTCGCCGGTGCTCGCCGAGCTGGACCAGCTGATCGCCGAGCGTAAGCCGAAGCGCTTCGAGGAGTATCTCCATGCAGCCGGCTGAAGCGGCAATCGTCGAGATGAAGCCGGCCGAGCCGGATGCGATTTGCACGGCCATCGCGACGGCCTCGGCGACGACGCTGGTTCTTGGCTGTGGCCGGCGCCCGGTTGCCGGCGCCATCAACCACGACCACGACTACCACTCGCGACACGTCGATGTCGCCTGGGACCTGGACCGGCTGCCGTGGCCGGCGCCGGACGGGCGCTTCAAGCGCGTCATCGCCACGGACGTCTTCGAGCACCTGAAAATCGAGGTGATCGATTGGATGCGCGAGTGCTGGCGCATTCTCGAAGCCGGCGGCGAGCTGGTGCTGCGCGTCGCCGCCTGGGATAACCCGGTCAGCTACCGCGACCCGACGCACCGCCGGGTCTTCCACGAAGAATCGTTCTGCTACTTCGATCCGCGTCATCCGCTCTACCACGAGTACGGAACGGTGTATTTCGGACGTGACTGTCCAACGTTCGAGATCGTGAGCGTTGAGCGCGGTAACGCAGACGCGCGCTGGCCGGACAGAGGAGATATCTGCGCGGTGTTGCGGAAGGTAGAGCGACGATGATGTGCGCGGGGATGGTATCCTAGACCGAAAAAGGGGGTGAGAAGGTGCCGCCACAGGTTCTCGCTTCGATCAACAGGTTTACGCAGCTCGGACCGGAGTCGAATACGGCGCACGGTACAGCTGCTGATTGCGACACACGTCTCGCATCTCTCAGCTTCGAAGTCACGCCGAATCTTGAGGTCAACGAGTACCGCGCGACCGGCCAGTTGTGGCAGGCCGTGACGGTCCTCGGGAAGGACAGCACGGATCTCTCGATTTCCGGCGCGGCTACGTTCGAAGAGCTGCCGTACCTTTTCGATTCGTTGCTGAAGTCGGTGTCGCCGACCCAGCCGTCCGGGACGGCGACGTATGACTGGGACTACCAGTCGAGCGCGAGCGGCGGCGACACGTATCGGTCATACACCATCGAGCAAGGCGACCGCTTCCGCGCCGGCCGTGTGCGCCACGTCGTCATCACCGAAGTCGGCCTGGAGATCGACCGCAGCCAGATCCAGGTGAGCGGCGCGGCAATCGGCCAGCGGTACAACGACGGCATCCAGGCGTATCGCAACGAAATCCAGAATATTGTGCCGTCCGGGACCATGACGGCCGGATCGTTCACGCTGCAGGCCGTCCATCCGACGACCGGAGGGACGTTCACCAGCGGCAGCATTGCGTACAACGCCGGCACGGCGGCGGTGCTGGCGGCGCTCGAAGCCGGCTCGTGGAGCAACGGCCAGCCGGTCGTTGCCGGCGACTTCTACGTGTCGTCCACCGGCTCTCTGCCGCTCGGCACCATTTCGGTCGAGTTCCGGCAGAATCTCCGCCAGCTCGGATTCGGCACCATGACGGTCGGCGGCGGCTCGCTGACCGGCGGCACGGTCACGATCACGCGCATCCAGGCCGGGACGGTGCCGGCGTCCGTTCCGCTCAATCCGCTGGTGCCTTCGCTGGTCAGCGTCTATCTTGACTCGACCGCCGGCAGCATCGGCACTACGAAGCTGACCGGCGCGATGATGGCCGGTCTCAAGATCAGCGGCCGGTACGCGCCGTTCTGGAATCTCGACGACGCGGAGGAATCCTGGGCCACGATTGTCGAGAGCGAGCCGTCCGCTGAGGTGACGCTGACGACCGTCGCGAACAGCCAGGGCCGGGCGCTTCTGGAGCGGATGCGAGACGGCGCGACGCGGTATATCCGGATCGAGGCGCTCGGCGGGACCATCGAAGGTACTAACCGCCGGCGGTTCAGGTTCGACGCGGCGGTGCAGGTGGTCGGTGGACCGGATCCCGGCGACCAGGACTCGGTGTACGCAGACAGCTGGACGTTGCGGCCGGTCGAGGATCCGTCGCTCGGCTACGCATTCAAAGTGAGCATCCGCAACTCGCTGTCCGCGCTGTAACCGAAAGACGGCGGCGGGGGAGGCCCGCCGTGCTGGAGGGAATGTGGCGAAACTCAGTCAGATCATCCGCAACCGTGCGGAGATCGTCGTCGAGATCGACGGCACGGACGACGACGGCAAGCCGATCAAGGTGCCGGTTACCGTCACGTACCGGCCGCGCCTGATGACGCTGGCGTTCCGCGAGCAGTTCGGGCGGCTGCTGGAAGTTCTGAACAGAGCGCAGCGCGAGGCCGAAGCCGCAGCCGAGCGCAACGAGTCCGCGACGGCGGCGCTCAACGCGCCGGAGGTCGAGCGCGCGGCCGAGCAGATTTCTGAAATGGCGCTGTCGCTGCTCGAATCCTGGGACGTGGAGGACGAGGACGAGGACGGCAAGCCAGTCCCGCTGCCACTTCCGAAGACGGCGGAGGAGATGCAGACGTTCGTCGCGCCGGAGTTGATCCGCGCGGTGATGGAAGCGGTCATGACGGCGCTCAACCCAAACCGGAGTGCGGGCGAGCCGAACGAGACGGCCTCGCCCGCTACCTGAGCAACCAGAACAGTCCGCACCCGGTCTACGCGGACTGGGGACCAGAATTCGCGGAGGCGGAGGGCACCATGCCAGACTGGTATCCACTTCTGACGGCGGCACGCTACCTCGGTGTGGCGCCGTGGGAGCTGGTGGATCAGCCGGCGGAGTGGCTGGAATGGGCGCTCTCCGCGCAGTCGGCCGAGGCCGAGGCGGCCAGGGTGAATGCCGGCCGAAAATCATCCGCGCGGCATAGCCACAAGAAGGTTGTGGTGGACGGATAATGGCCGGCGCTCTGACTGTCGCGAATCTGCTCGTCAACGTCAGTGCTGACGTTAGCGATCTGAATCGCGGTATCGGCCAGGCCGAGAGCGCGATCGACAGCTTCTCCGGCAAGGCCAGCGGCGCGCTCGGCACGCTCGGCAAGTTTGCCGCCGGCGCGGCGGTCGCTGGCATCGCTGCGGTCGGGGGGGGGGGGGGCGGGGGGCGCGCGGGCGGGGCGGCCACGCA